CCTCGATGTCGACGGCGTCCACCCGCGGGGGCTCCATCTCGAAGTACGTCTGAGCGGCGAGCGCCGTCGTGATGTCGCACGGCTGCCGGATCTTCGTGTCCTTCAGCCGCGGGTGCGTCCAGCCCCCGGTCCGGAGACCGTCCTCGTGCTGCCAGCCGCGGGCGCGCAGCAGCGCGTTCAGCTCGCCGATCAGCGGCAGGTGCTCGCCCTCCAGCGCCGTCGCGGCGCCCCGCAGCGCCGCGCGCACGGTCGCTGAGTCCGTCTCATCTGACAGGGCGATCTGAAGCCCGTGCCCGAAGTCGGCCACCAGCAGCAGCGCCACCACGTCCAGATCTGACAGCACCCCGGCGGCGGCGTCGAGCGCCGCCCCCAGCTCAGTCGCGTGCTTCATCGACCGGCTCCGTGCGCAGTAGCGGGCCAAAGGCCACGAACGGCCCCCAGAAGGAGCCGTCGTCGTGGGAGCCGTCGACGTGGGAGCCGTCGACGACGTAGAGCTGGTTGTCGTACAGCTTGCGCCGCCCGTCGGCCTCGCTCTCGGCGCGCACCCGCACCGTGGCATCGAAGTACCACCAGCGGTCGGCCCGCCGGGCGCCTTCGGCCGCCACCTCTTCGTCGGTCAGTCCTTCCCACCAGTCGCCCATCTCGCTCTCCCTTCGTTGGAGGTCCACATTGAACACCACGATCAAGGGCCTCACCCCCGGGGCCACCTACAACGCCTTCGCCTATGCGCAGGTGCGTCCGTGGGCTGACATGCATCAGTTCTGCCCGTTCGTGCCGTTCAGCTCCGGCACCGCGGACGCCAGCGGGACGCTGACGATGGACCTGCCCGAGCGGCGCGAGATCGGGCTCCAGGCCACGGACGGATCGCTGATCCATGTCAACAACGCCCAGACGGTGGTGACGAGCCTGTGACCAGCTACCTGCCCTTCAAGGTCGACGGCCGGGAGATCCCGGCGGACGCGCCCCGCTCGCAGGGCATGAGCGACGAGGACGCCCAGCGTCTGCGCGAGTGGGCGGAGGAGTACCGCCAGGTCGTGATGCACCTGCACGCCGATGTCGTCGGCCGCGAGGTGTCGCTGACCGGCGCCAACTGCCCGGAGGGAACCGTCCTGTTCGTCTTCGGTGACGGGACCGCCGACGCCGAGGAGCGCGTCGACGGCGGCGCGACCCCGGCGGTCGCGCACAGCTACGCGCAGGACGGGATCTACACCGCGCAGCTCGTGCACGAGAACCGCGACCGCGCGTTTCTGGAGATCCGCATCAACACCGAGGAGGACGCATGACCAAGAGCACCGACGCCGACCCGGACGTCATCTACCACCGCCAGCCGCACACGCTCGATTCGACCAAGGAACCGCCGGGCGATGACGCGCCGCTCGCGCAGGGCCACCAGCCGCAGGACCGCGGCACCGTCGTCGAAGCGCACGAGAAGCTGAAGGACGCCGTCGAGGAGGAAGCCAAGACCCCGGACGTCGGTCCGCGCCGTCCGGGCGACCACGCGGGCTCCAAGGACGACGACAAGGACTCCTCGAAGACCTCGAAGTCGACGGCCGCCAAGAAGTAGATGCCGCTCTCGCGCTACGACCGCTTCTTCGGTGGCAACGCCGCCAAGGCGTACCGCGAGATGACCCGCAAGTACGGCGCCAGCCGCGGCGCCCGGATCTTCTACGCGACGCTCAATCGCAAGAAGCGCAAGTGACGATCGAGGAGACGCGCGAGCGGCTGAGGTGGGACTTCCCCTTCTACTCCCGTTCGGTGCTGAAGGTTCGAGACAAAGGCCGGCTGGTCCCGTTCGTTCTCAGATCCGCGCAACTGAAGCTGTGGGATGTCCTGGCCGCGCAGCGCGACCAGGGCAAGCCGATGTGCGCGATCGTGCTCAAAGCGCGCAAGACGGGGATCTCGACGATGGCGCAGGGGCTGCTGCTGCAACGCACCACGCTCCAGCCCCTGCATTCGGCGAACGTCATCGCCCACAACTCCCAGACGGCCGGGGCGATCATGCAGATCGCCGAGCTGATGTACGCGAACCTCCCTCAGATCGAGGATGAGGAGCTGACGCTCAAACCGCCGATCGCCAACCGCCGCCGTCTGAAGGAGCTGCGCTTCGGCGAGCCCGACCAGTTCGCCGGGGCGACCGCCCTGAAGACGTTCGGCGCCAACCAGAGCAGCTACGTCGTCGACACCGCGAAGGAGTTCGAGGGCGCCCGCGGGCTCACGCTCCAGTCGGTGCACGGGTCCGAGGTCGCCTTCTGGGCGGATCTGAAGCGCAAGCTGACGACGGTCTCCAGCGCGATCGACTTCACCGACCCGAACACGCTCGCCATCTACGAGAGCACGGCGAACGGCTTCAACGAGTTCAAGGACTTGTGCGACCGGGCGCTCGCCGGTGAGGGCGACTTCCCGCTCGTGTTCATCGCGTGGTTCGACGACCCGCGCTACGTGCGCGCGCTGAGCCGCCGCGACGCCGAGACGTTCGTCGTCGGCGACCACGCGCACGGCGATGAGGAGCACGAGCTGGTGGCCGCGTACGGGCTGACCCCCGAGCAGCTCAACTGGCGGCGCTGGGCGATCGAGAACCTGTGCCAGTCCGACGTCGAGGTCTTCCACCAGGAGTACCCGAGCTTCCCCGAGCAGGCGTTTATGTCGACCGGTCAGACGGTCTTCGGCGGCGTCCTGATCCAGCGGGCGGTCAAGGCCACGCGCACGAGCCCCGAGCCGCGGCTGGTGACGCTGCACCCCGCCGCCAGCACCGAGCGGCGCACGCGCCGCGGCACCACGAACGTCCCGACCGCCGTGCGCGTCACCGACGGCGGGCCGTGGGAGATCTGGACCCCTCCGGCCGACGATGGTCAGTACGTGATCGCGTGCGACCCGGCGACCGGCGAGGACGAGGACGGCGCCAGCTTCGCCATCCAGGTGATCGACCACGTCACGCGCGCACAGTGCGCGCAATATGAGGCGACGATCGAGCCCGACCTGGTCTCGGTGCAGGTGTTCCTGGCCTGCCTGTACTACGGCCGCCACCGGCGCCCGTGGCTGGCGATCGAGCGGACCGGCGGCTACGGGCTGAGCCTGATCGACACGATCTTCCACGAGTTCGGCTACCGGCAGATGTATACGCGCCGCAAGGCGGAGGTCGCCACCGGCAACTACGCCGACCGGCTGGGCTGGGACACCAATCGCCAGACCAAGGGGCTCCTCCATGAGGAAGCGATGGCCCTGCTCCGGGAGGGCACACACGGACTGCGCAGCGTACGACTTGCTCGACAGATGGAGTCCTACGTCCGTAAGGGCTCCGGGCGCACGGGTCCGCTGCCCGGCGCGCGCTCAGATCTGCTTCTGGCGTGGATGATCGCGCAGGCCGTCGCGTCTGAGAAAGCGCCGCGGGTGGATCGTGAGCGCCGCCCGACGCGCTCGAAGCCCGTCCGCTACAGCGTCACCGGGTACTAGAAGGCGCTCCCGCCGTAGTGCAACCCGCACCCGGGGCGCAGCCAGAGAGTGAAGAAGGCCCGTTCCCGGGCGCTTCGGCTTCCGCCGGGAGCGCCGCCCAGGAGGTTAGCCATGTACGTCTGCCGCGTCTGCGCGATGCGCTTCCCGACCACGGCCAATGAGGCGTTCATGTCGCACATCCGCCGGTGCGTGGACCGTCACGCGGACTACGTCGAGTCACACCGCCCGAGCGGCCAGCCGTTCGAGGGCGACCCCGAGCTGAACCTCTTCGCCCGCGAGGAGGGGTCCGTCTACAACCGCCGCCCCGGCACCAGGAGGCGCCCGCGATGAATCGAACCTTCAAGTTCCTCGGAGAGCTGACCGACGATGGTTTCCTCTCCCACGACCGCGACGAGGTCCGGACGTGCCTGCTGGATCTGGAGGGCGCCGTCTTCCAGCTCGGAGGCATCGTCCAGATGACCGCGATCCGCGAGCAGGTCGCGCCCGAGGTGTGGGCGACGACCGGCGTGCTCGTGGCCTACGAGAGCTTCGCGCCGCCGCGCGACCCGCGCGAGACCGTCCCGTCTGAGGAGGTCGAGACGGCATGAGCTACGACGTGCTGGAGGGCCGCGACCGCGAGCTGGTTCAGATCGTGGACCGCGCCTACCAGCGCGCCGAGCCCGAACACCGGACCTTCCGCGGCAAGGCCGAGGAGTTCTATCGGCTCTACCGCGGCTTCACCGACTTCCGCGAGCACGCGCGCGACTTCCGCGACCGCGACGCCGCGGTCTCCGCCGCCGTCTCCGAATGGGGGGCGGAGCTGTTCATCCCGTTCATCTACTCCACGATCGAGACGATCATCCCGCGGATGGTCGCCAAGGGGCCGCGGATGCTCGTGGTGCCCCGCGACGAGCAGGCGTTCGGGAACGTCCGCAACATGAAGATCGTCGTCGACGCGCAGTGCAAGCAGATC